TACAGCGGCGGTTCCGGCGGAAGATCCGGCGGCGGCTCGTACAGCTCCGGAAGCGGGGGCGGGAGCGGATCGGGAAGCGGGGGCGGGACAACGGGAGGCACAGACGGGAATACGCCGACGATTGCAGACAGAAGCCAGCTCAGCGCGCTGGGGCAGCAGTATTACCGGGATATCGTCAGCTCGTCGAGATATCCGCGCAGCGCAGAGGATCAGTACGCGGCGATGGAATCGATCTTTAACCGGATCACGCAGGACTATAACGCCGGGCATCTGACGCTGGCAGAGAAAAACTATCTCGCCTCGCTTTGGGGCGTGAACTAAGGAGGAGCCTATGCCGAGGGACGCAATGGCCGAATGGCTGGCGAAACGGAATGCAGAGAAAGCTGCGCAGCGCGCGACCCCGGAGCACGGGGCCGTGCGTCAGGCGCAGATCAAGGTAGATCAGATCCTGGAGCAGGCGAAGAAAACGACGACGGCGTTGACCGGGGTAAAGACGGGAAAAACGGAAAAGTCCTCTACGCCGGTACGGCAGGAGGAGGGGCGCGACGCAATGGCCGAATGGCTCGCGGCGCGCAAAGAATCCAAGGTGCAGCAGATCGCGGAGCAGGGAAAGTACGCTGTGCGAAATGTGGGGGCGCTGTACAAGGCTGCGACCGGCATGTGGGGCGAGCTGCGAAAGGCGAACGAATGGCAGGGGCTGGGCGTGGATGCCGGGATCCGTCAGGGGTATCAGGCACGCGTGCCGGTGCGTGGCGGGAGCCAGCTGCAGCAGCAGGCGGAGAATGCCCTGCAGATGGACAAGACCGGGCCGTACCGCCAGAGGCTGACGAGAGTCCGCGGGGAATCGCTTGAAAAGCTGTTCACGGACAGCCTGAACCAGAACCAGACAGCGGAACAGCACGGCCAGACTATCCGGCAGGAGCTGCAGGAGCTGCGTACTGCCGGGGAAAGCGGAACGGACGCTGCGGCCGCGAAGGAAAAGTGGGACGATGTGGCCAGCCGCCTGTATTATCTGGCCTATAGCCAGAGCATGAGCGCCGACGAGTACAACAAGCTCGTGAGCGAGGTATATGACGCCTACGACGCATACCGAAGCGGGGTTAAGGGCCGCAGCTTCGGCCAGCGCGAACAGAAGTGGACGGACGCACTGCGCGGGCCGGTGATGGGAGACGAAAACTACACCGCAGCGGGCAAGGCGCAGCAGAACGCCATGCTTGCCGCAGCGGGTGGCATACCGACCGACCGGAATACCTTTGGCTATGAGCTGCGCTACAATCAGAGCACGACGCGCGAAAACATCCAGTACAAGAGCGTCGACCAGCTGCTTGACGCAGCGGGCAAGCATGTGGATCCGCAGGCGGACGTGACGAGCCAGTCGCAGGGCGCGGCGACGGACGCTGCGATCTTTGGGTACCTCGCCAACGTGGCCATGACGCAGGAGCAGTACGACCGGTACATGCAGGTGCTCGACCGCTACGCCAAAAACGCTCCGGCGACACGGGCCGTCAGCGGCTACGGGACGAGCGACGTGGTCAGCCAGCTGGAGACCTACCGCCAGCAGCGCGAGGCCAACGGCCTGCGCGCGAATGAGAAGGGTGCGGAGGATGCGCTCAACAGCTACCCCGAGATGTCGGCGGGTTCCTTCCTCGACCAGGTGGCGAGCGGATCGGAGCGGGCGCGCGACAACCTGTTCCAGAAGTATCCGGCCGGGCTGGAGCAGCTGCTCGTCCGAGGAGGAGGCTACGCCGGGAAGGCGCTGGGCAGCCTGCTCAACGGCTTCGGTGCGTTTGAAAACGATCTGGGCGATTATTTCGCCGAGGGCGGCGAGGAAAACATCAACTACCAGAATCCGGAATGGCAGGAGGCAAAGTATCAGGACTGGGTGCGCGGGCGTGAGACGTCTGATCTACTGCAGAACGGCGGCAAGTTTGAACGCTGGGCGGCGGAGCAGATCTCCGGCCTGACAACGGCCGCGCTGGAAATGGCGGCCGCCTCCACAATTGCCGGAGCGGCGACGGGGACGATGGCAAGCTTTGCCGGGGGCGG